TATAATAAGCTGGCAGTTGTCCGCCAAAATTAGATGCATTATTTGCGCTAATAGTAGCGATATACGCAGCATTTACAGATACACCATCAGTATTAACAATGATACCAGTGTGAGATTTTACAAATACACCATCAGTACTGGCAATAATACCATTGTTAGCTACAACAGCAAGCGAAGGAACAGTAGAAGTTCCGCCTTTAACTAGACCAACACCAGCATTAATATCTGTAAGAGTACCATCTTCGGCTGTTACTGCTGGACCCCAATAGGCTTTGCCTTCACCGTCAGTACGAAGAACCTGACCAGCAGAACCAATGCTATTATTGGCGTTGATGACACCAGTTAAGGCGATGTTGGCAAATCCAGCATTTCCAGTGAAGGTAGGAGAAGCAGATAGAACAACAGAACCAGTACCAGTTGAAGTTCCAACGCCAGTACCACCACGAGCGACGGCTAATGTACCAGTTGAAATATTAGTAGCATTAGTATAATAAGCTGGCAGTTCTCCGTTAAGATGAGATGCATTGTTTGCGCTAATAGTAGCGATGTATGCAGAGTTTACAAATACGCCATCAGCATTGGCAACAATACCAGTATTTGGCACCACTCTTATAGTAGGAATAGATCCTTCGCCAGTTGGATTTACAACAGAATAAACAATATTTGAGGAAGCATTAACTAAAGCAGTATTAAACGCAGCATTGACTGTCATTGAAGTGTTGCTTTCGATCGCTGTAACGCTTCTAATTTCACTTGTGCTGTTATTCGAAACTTGAATAATGCTGCCGATATTTAGATCTCTTTGGAATACTGTTAATCCGTCGCCTGCAGTAATAGTAGTTGTAGAACCATTAATTTTACCAACACCAACTGCAATTGAAGAAATACCATTGGCTCCCGCAACATTAGCAACATAATTACCAGTTGTATCCGTACCAAGCGCGACAGAGTCAGCAGCAATGGTTGCGGTTAGAGTGCCATTTTGCAAGTCAGTTAGAGTTACAGAACCAGTTAAATCGCAACATCTAGCGTAGAGCGCAGATTTGTTGCGCCACCTACGTTAGCAGTGGTAGAAACATTGGCAAATCCAGTAATGGTTGTGTTGCCAGCTGCTAATGTAGAAGAAACATTAGCAAATCCAGTTACGGATAAGTTGGCGGTAGAAGTAATACCAGAAGATAAAGTGTTGGCAATTGTTACAGCGCCATTTACAACTAAAGTAGAGCGCAGGTTTGTTGCGCCACCTACGTTGGCAGTAGTAGATACGTTAATAAATCCAGTGACGGTTGTATTGCCGACCGCAGCAGTATTTACTACTGTTAATGCACCATCTACAGTCGCATCGCCGCGCAGGTTCGTAGCACCGCCGACATTGGCAGTCGTCGATACATTAATAAATCCAGTGACGGTTGTGTTACCAAGAGCCGCAGTATTTGGAACAGTTACCGCACCGTTGACCGCGAGAGTGCTTCTTAGGTTTACTGCGCCACCAACGTTAGCGGTTGACGATACGTTAATAAAACCATTAATCGTGGTATCACCAGCAGCTAGCGTAGAAGATACGTTAGCGAAACCAGTGATGGTTGTATTACCTGCGCCAAGAGTATTAGAAATCGAGGTGGCGCCAAGAACCGAAAGGCTTCCGTCAGTATCGATACTAGAAGAAGTAATTACAGTATTTACAGAACTGTTGCCAATCAACAATGCAGAGGTATTGGCGACTACGTTAGAACCAACAGAAGCAGTGGTTGAAGTAATTATGGAGTTTACAGTGCTGTTACCGACTTTTAATGCCGAGGTATTTGCAGTTACGTTTGCTCCTACATTGACAGCTACTGTAACATTAGCAGAACCAACGATGTTTGCGCTGGCGTTTGCAGTTAACAAACCAGTCGTAACCGTCAGAGTATTAGCTATTAATACACCGTTTACACCCGCAGTTCCTTGCGGGAAAGTAGCTGGGTTGGTCGAATCTACTGAAACTACATTGGCAAACGAGCTAGCCAATTGGTTCGTCTTGTCTAACCACGCACTAAAAGTCTCTGTAGTTGCGACGTTGCTAATAATTTTTGCCATTTACCTCTTCTCCGAAGATGTTAGAGTCGATATTAACAACTCTTTAATTTCTCTTATTTCTGTTTTTAAATCTAATATTTGTTGCTGCATATCATTCAAATGGTTAGCCTGAGCCATCCTGGCTTTGTATGCTCTAAGAGCAGATACATTTGTATTTAGTAGCGCGCCAGTAACAGTATCTTTTACTAGGTCTGGCGCGTCTTCTACTTTTATTATTTTTTGTTTTGTCATTTTTGTAGAGCGATTACTTTCAAATCTGTAACTTTAGGTGGATTGAATTCGTAATCGGTATCCGCAGTAAGTACAATCTTAATGCTATACTTCTTAAAGCCTTGGAATAGTTCGCCATTCGCGCCAGTATATTTTACAACACCCTCATTAGTTTTATCTTCTGTTCTAATCTGGTATTGGTATTCAATATAATTTCTAGGATTTGTCGCGTTGCTAAACACAGTAGCAGGAGTAACTTGTTCCATCTCAATCCAATTCAAATCAGAGAATGCTTTATGATTATCTTCTGCGTTCTGCAATCTAGCAAAAACACGAACATTGGTTCTTGGCGGTTTGTAAGCAGAAACATATACGTTAAGATCTTCTGCGTCCATTCCCTCAGCTAGAGTAATTACTTTACTGACGTACTTACTGCTGGCTGTTCCTGCAGTCGTTAATTCTGTGTTCAAAATGTCACCGTCGCTGTTAATAATGTTTGTAACTAACAACGCGCGAGAATTATTCAATTTAATAATTGGAGCACAATAATCATTAATTGTATTTAGCGTAACAATAACATCTAATGGACTTTCTGGTTCAGATAATAAATCCAAATTCCAATTCGAAAAACTCGGAATCCAACGAGCAGAATCGCTAAAACTTTTTTCAAATTCTGTTGATAGCAATAATGCAGATCCAGGTGGATCTTTTACATATGAACTTCCGTTGTATTTTGTTCCTCGCACTTTGAATGTAGTCGAAGAACCAGTTTTCGCATCAATATCAAATCTAGGAATAATTGAATGATATTTCAAATCAACGATATCTTCAATTTTAGCATCAACGATAAAAGTTTCTACCTTAGTAAAAATAGTGGTGTACACAGGAACACCAGCAACCGTACTGCTCTGATATGGTGTAGAAATAAATCCTTCTTTTACAGCCTTAAAACGTTCGTTATCAGAAAAATTAGTTTCGCCAGTATTGTTTCTTTTTACTTTATAGATGTATCTTTCGCCATCATAAGAATCTAGTTTAACTTTATATCTGTCTTCCAATTCACCAACGTTAATCCAAGAACCAGACGAATCAGATCTATAAACTTTGTCTGTAGTAGAAAGAGGAACGGACAATGATTGTTTTGTTACAATTGGTGTTGTCTGAAGATAATCAAATTTGTTTTTAATTCTTAGAGTTGCTTGACTTTGTGTGTTTGTGACAAACTTAGCTCTGTATAGCTTAAACTTAATGTCATCGTTTTCCAAGATAGAATAAGATCCATTAATTTCGCGATAGTATACTTTTTCAAGTACTGGATTAGAGCCTAATAATTTAGAAGTTGATATATCTTTATCACCAGCGCCTGCTCCCCAGATGGTATATTCAGACGAAGGAGTTTGCAGAGCAAACGCATATCGTTTCGTAGAATTTAAGAATACTGGCTGGTCAAAAGTAAAGAGAGTTTCTGTTTCGCTATCTTCTGATATATTAACTTCGCTCGCCGATAAGAAAACTAAGCTTCCAGGAACAATTTTAGTTGGGTCTGGTTGATTGTTGTTCATTTCCATTAAGAACAATTTTAACTCAGACAGCTGACCAGCTTTTCTAAAGAATAACCCTATCTTAGTTATGTATGCTCCTGGTGTATTTTCAGGCGTTGGCAATGCGAATGCCTGCGCTATGAATTTTCCAGTTTCAATATTTTGTTTAGTACCTATGGTTACCATTGTTTGTTTCCTTAGAATTGTTCGTCAGTATATTGAATATCAGAACCCACATAGCCAATCTCTCCCGAAGCAAAGTCTACGTAAATCTCTTGATATCTATTATCATAGATGTATACTAAACCTCCGCCAGATGAACCTACTGAGATAGAATCGTCTGGTGGTGTTGGTGTTGGGAAAACAGTATTAGCTGCAGTAGAACCAGCATCAAAAATTACGTATCTGGTTAGAACCGTAGTATTTGCTAAGCTACCTATCTTAACTTCTACTTTTAATGTTCCAGAAGGAATTGTACTATTCCATCTTAAAGATAGTTTCTGATTACCATTTGTGGAATCTGCGCTTACTTGCTCGTCAACACCGATATTACTATATGAGTATTGTCCAGCAACAGTACTAGATGCACCACCAGCGCTAGTAAATCCTGATTCTGCGCTTAGAACTAAGCATGTATTTGCGCCAGAAGTTTTATAACTGTCAAAATCTAAATGGATACTTCCTTCAGAAGTGTAAACTTTTGCTCCCGAATCGCTTAGAATATATGGATTAGCATCGCCAGCAACATGTCTAGATATCTTTAAATCATATCCAACTGGAACTGGGAATACGCGAATCAGATTAATAGTTTTAACAACCTCATACGTTTTTCCACTCGACGTTGTTACTTTGAATTTTACATCAAAACTTGTCGCTTGTTCAGAGATAGTGTATGTTACCGTGTGCGGACCTTGTGTTGTTTCTGTTAGTTTAGAAGAAACAAAGGTTGTCGTATTTGGATTAGTTAGAGCGAAGTTCCATAGATATGAAGCTGGAGCTTCATCGTTATAACTGGTTGTATCTGTAAAGGTTAAAACGTGCTCAGATTGATCCACACCAATATATGTACTACCAGTATATTCGAACGAAGGTATTGCTTCTACGACAATAGTAGGCGGTTGAATTGGTGGTTGTCCATCTGGTGGTGGTGGCAACGGTGGTTCTGGCGCAGGTGGCGGTGTTGGCGGTGGTGGTGCTGGTGGTGGTGGTTCTGGTATTTTTACCACTACATCAATTGTTAGTCCACCAGTCGCCGAAGAGAACTGGATTCCTTTTGTGATCGGTGAACCCGTAACATTTAATGTGTGGTTTCCGATGGTAATATTTCCAGGAATAGTAACAATACCATAAACAACACCAGCAGAATCCGAATAAATCGGAGCGCCATAAATTCCATCGACCGTTACATTGACTGGAGCAATCGCGGCAGGTGAATCAATTTTACCTTGTACAGCAGAAGAAGAATAATCTGTACTGTCAATGCTAATATAATGCCTTGCGTTGGGTAACAACCCTCTAGCGATAAACTTAATTGTTCTAAACGAAGGGAACACCAAATCGCTGTTGTTAGATGTAGGCAATTGATAATAAGAATCATATGCGCCAGTTGGTGTATTTACATAGGTAGAAGTTCTCTGAACGTCCGCGAAGATAGATGGAGTTAGAGAAACTGTACCATGCGTATAACGGATATCGTTATCCACTAGCAATTCTTTTGAAGCTCCGAGCTGTTCGATTAAAACTTCATCGTCATAATTAACTGTTAAAAAGTCTTTGTTAAATTTGATGCGGTTAGCTGCATCAGTAACAATATCAATACTCTGTGCGTCGTCGTCAGCTAATTCAAGTTCGATTGTTTCTATAGAATAATTTGGTCTTCCGACTCCATAGTCAGTATCAATGACCATATTATGACCGTTGTACGCATCAGTAAAGTTTAGATTATCGAAAGGATCAACGAAGATACCATTTTTAAATCTATCTACGCCATTTTCATTAGGAATTGACAACTGAAGAGTTGATTTTTCTAGCAATGTCAGTGCTGTCTGATATTCTAAAGAAGAGATACGTTTCTCAAGAACAGAAATATCTCGCATCGTAAAGCGTCGCGAGTCAACGTTAGTTATCTGAATAGCATAATCAGTTCTTCCAGTATCTTTTACTTGCTGAGCTGGCATCGAAGGATATGGCGGAACATATACTTTAGCAATCGCCATACTAGTGTCAGTATCAATAGTTGGATACTTTGGGTTTAATCCAGAAATGCCTTGTTTTACTTCAATCGTTCCTTTGTTGGTGATTACCACTAGGTCACGACGAGGCAAATAATAGGTATAGTTATATTCGAAGTTATTTCCAGGAACTGGTTTTACGTCAGTAGTAAATGTATTATACTCAGCAACAGATTCTATTGATGGCTCATATACTGGATTTAGTGTAGCACTAGACGCGACAGTTGTCAAAATAGCAGTGTTGGATTTAACTGGTCGGAAGTCAATAGAATCGCGCAAGCTAATTGTTTGTTCAGAACTTGATGAATAATATGAAGGAATCTCCCAAGTAGCAATAGTGTTAGCTGGCGGATTTATTGAATCATTTACAGGATATGACTCAATTGAAAAGAATCCAGTTGGTGGCTGTGTATCAACAGTCATAACGTTGAAGTCTACAATTAATTTGGTGTCAGAATTCATAGTCAAACCTGCGTTAGAGCGTAATCTAACGGTAGCGTGGTCATAATAAGTATCGCGTTGACCATACTCAATTACAAACTGATCGGTAACATCCTGACCAATATCAACAGAGTCGTTAATAGAAGATGTTTTGTAGATTTTATTAACTTTGTACACATCAGCAAAACCAAGCGACCAGACGCCAGTTGGATTCACAACAGAATATACTACGTTTGAAGAAGTATTAACTTGCGCAATATTAAACGCAGCATTGACTGTCAGCGAAGTATCACTTGCGATTGCTGTAATGCTTCTAATTTCACTTGCGCTGGCATTCGAGACTTGAATTACATCACCGATATGAAGTTGCTTTGTAAATAAGGTTTGATTTCCGCTATCACCAGAAGTAATAGTGGTGTCAGAACCATTAATCTTACCTTTTAGTTGACCTTGGTATAAACGAACTTTTACATTTCTACTTACGTTCTTAGCGATTGCTGGCGCGACTGTTTTCTTTACAAGTACACGCGCTGTAGTTTTAATAGACGAATTCGTTGTTGAGCCAAGATTTATCTGGAACGTTCTAGCGTTTACGTCAATATTAGATATAGTTCTGTTGCTTGGTGCTAGGCTGATTATTGAACCCTGTGGGTGCATGCGTCTATAATTTTCACCACTACCAAATGTCACTGCACTATTAACAACCATAGAGGTGTTGCTGGCAATCGCTAAAACAGTTGCAGAATTAGCGCCAGAAACAATAGTTTCACCAACTTGAAAATCTCTTTCGAAGAAAGTTCCAACACCGATAACGGTAGCATTAGCAGAAGCAGTAACAGTTCCCGTTAGATTAGCAGTATAGATGGGCGCATTACCAGTAACAACCAACTCAAGTTTGCTTTCTGTGATGTCGCTAGTGTCGCTAAATCCTAATATAGTATCTGTCAATGAACTTAAATTGAAAGAAGCTATACCTGTTGTATTAACATTGGCATCAGCAACTGCAGTGTAGTAATAAGATGTACTGCTTGTGTTATTTTTGTCTTTTAGATTTTTTACAGAACTTTTAGCTAACGGATAAATCGCCTTGCTAAATGTAGTTTCATTAATAGTAGTGTTTGGTATATTCTCGGTGGTACCGATAGTTATAGTCAATCCAGTGCCGCTGCCAGAATAAGACGTAGACACTGTTCCCGATGGTACAGCAACATAAGAGCCACCATCGTATACAGAAACCGTTGCAGGAACACCGTTGCCAACCACACTATCGATTTCAATATAAGCAGGATCTCCATTGCCACCGCTTAATCGTACGATATCTCCAGGAACATATCCTGTACCAGCAGTTCCAATGGAAACAGTTTTGACGCGCTTTAGAGCTGTTAGCGTTATATCTGCATAAGCGTACACGCCAGCATTAACATAATAAATTGATCTGACGTCACTAAAAGAATATCCCGAATTCATCTTAATATCGAACAGATACATTCTATATCTGCCGCGAGGAGAACCTTTTGTTCCAGAATCATAAACTAGATCGCGAATATTCGCAGTACCAATTAATGTTCCACCAGATACACCGCTAGAAGGATTCTTATTAGAAGAAACGCCACTTTGTGCAACAGTGTATAGATTTACAGTTGGATAATCAGAAACATCAAATAATCCGCGTAATTCGTCGACATAGATATAATCGCCCAAGCTAGTTGTTATAATTTGACTGGTTTCAGATAAAGTATCTATACCACGATCAGCATATAATAAATCTGAATTTATTCTAGAAACTTCTATTCCGCCGACATACGCAAGACCGCCATCGACTTTATATGCAAATGAATCTGTGTTGATGCCGTTGTTTGTGCTTATGTTAAATGGCTTTACAGTATAATGACCAGATTCGTCATAAGTTCTTTTCGCAATAGTTTGCCCAATGGCGCCGAATTGCGGATCTGTTTTTGTGTAAAGAACGCCATTGGCGCCAAATTCTGCAATAGGGAAGAAGTTAGTATCAGCTGGAATATCAGCTTTGGTGTACGAAACTAGAGAAGTCAGCAACTGTAGTCTGTGTGCACCTGGGGCAGCTTCGTTAGAAAATCCTGCAGCATTATCGTATAGCGTGTTGTCCGCATATTCGTCGATAACCAACTCTTCAGTTTCATATCCAACTACCTTTCCAGCAGCTGCAGCCGCACCGCCAACAGAAGGATTTACAACTAATATTTGTCTATCAGTTTGTACGAAGAATCCTTTTTGATATACAATTGCTTCGTCTACTTGAACGCAATAAGCGTTACCAGTAGCAGAATAATTTAACGAAGTGTTACTAGACAACATTCTTGAACTGCCGATTAAAGTGCCTGTACTTTGAACAAGCGCACTTCCCACAGATATAATTTGAGCAGCTACCTCTGTGTTAGATTTAGAATAGATTGTTTCTGAATTAGCGAACACACCTCGTACATCTTCTAGAATAATGGTGTTTGCTGCATCTGAACCACCGTCAATAGCAACTATGCCAGATGCTCCAGAAGTTCCGCCGAAGTATGCTGCGCCAGCGCCATATCCGCCAGCACTAGAGAATGTTAAATTCGCGTCGATTTTCAGTACTGTCTGTCCACGGAAAGCATTTAGTTTAGCATCATATATGCGAAGGACTTCACCCTGCGCGCCATTTACACCCTCTAAAAAGGTATAAACGATTGAGCCATTAGCAGCTCGTCCAGGTTTTGTATATTTAATGAAGAATTTAGAAGGTCTAGAAGAAGCACTATAACCGTCGATACCAGTGTAGATATATGCTTCCACGCCAGAATCAGCGCCAACGATGGTAGCTCCTGAAAAAAGCGGATTCTCGGTATCCGAGTTATCAGCGACTGCAATATAACTGGCATCATCGATGGTGTTAATACCACCACCTTTTATAACAGAACCCGATTTTGTAACAAAGTCACCAAAACGTTCGACCTGATTTTGTAGGATAGATTGTAGCTGATTTAGCTCGCGCGCCTGCAGAGGAACAGAAGGTCTAAAAAGAACTCTGTGATAATTCTTATCCTCGTTGTAGTCGTCGTAATATGGAGCCGAAGCTAATACAGTATTTGCAGTTTCCAGTGGCATTTCTTATGTTACTCCGTTAGAATTTAACGATAATTTTTATGATTTCAGATTGGTCGCTTCTTTCAACCAATTCTACATTTTTGGCATACAGAATTTCGCCAGAGTATAACTTTACAATATAATCATTTGCTCCAACTTTAGGAGTTGATGTTGTAAAATAAGCATCCCACTCAGGCTGAGCCGCAGCTACAACATAATCTCCCGATGTTCGACCAGTTATAATGGATCCTGGCACAAAATTACCATCGACGCCAGTCAATTGTAATAAGGTATTGTTAGAAAACGCGACTTTTCCTGATGGATATTCGCCAATACCATTAACAATTTCAAGCGTATTGCTATCAACAAATTCACCCTCTATTAAATCACCGACCTTAGACGCTATCGGAATGCTAATCGTCTGTACAAACGTCGGACCATAGAAAGGAGAATCTTCGGTAGCAGCCGTTCGAGTTAAGCCATGACCCGTTTCGCTAATTCCAGGAACTAAAACGATAGCAGATCCGCCACTTATTTCAGAAAGACTTATAGTCGTTGAATTAGAAGAAGCAACATAATAAGTTTTTCCGCTGACCAGCGGTGAAATTGCGGTGTTACCAGCTTTAACATCATATACAACTCCATCGCCAGTTCTTAAATTATTACTGGTAATAGTAATATAACCCTGACCGACTCTTCGTAAAGTATGACCAGTTTCAGAAGAACCAGCAGTTAGGTTAAGAGCAGAACCGCCAGGAGCTGTAGCTAGTTTAACCGCAGTGGTATTTGCAGAAACTACGAAATAGCTTGTAGCATTCACTAGTGGACTTACAGCGGTATTACCAGCAGCAACTAGATACTGAACCTTGTTACCATTAGCTAGACCGTGAGCAGAAGTAGTTGTGATGAAATCATCAGTACCATCAACTCCAGTTTGCGCATTAAACGTATTATCTTTGATTAAAGCAGTATTAGCGTTAAATGTTTTTTCTGCTAAAGGCGGTAGATCTTTCGCATACGTTGGATTCTTCAATAATGCAACTGTATTATATTTAGGTTCCAAAGGAAAATTACTTCCATCAAATTTAGAAGAAATACTAACAGAATCAACATACAGCTCATCAAAAATATTAGAACAATGACCGCCAGATGGAGATATGATTCCTATTAGTTCTGCGCCAGTTCCTATTTCTGGAGCATTTCTAATTGTTATCGTGGCATCTTTGTAACCAGAACCGTAATTTGCCATAACAATTTTATTTATACTACCATCATTGGCAACGACTGAATATGCTGCAGCGCCTGATCCCGTTTTACTTTTTATCTCTACATAAGGAGCAATAGTATACTGTTGGCCAAGTTTTAAGAACTCTGCGGGGAAGTTTTCGCCTTCTGCCAGTTGAACTTCGGTGAATATATTTAATGGGTTGGAAGAGTTAACAGTAAGGCTATTAATCTTTTTTACATAACTGTCGTTATTATCTACTATGTAAATACCACAATTTTCATAATAAGAAGGGTTAGCAACTGCGCCAGCAATCGCAACACGATTTGTGACGTTATCGCCGAGTGGTGCGGCAGTAACTCCGTTAATAGTAAGATATTCTGTTCCGCCAGCGTTGACTTTAATCGAGAATAGCCCGCCATCAACTGCAGCGTTCTTGGTGTTTGCATATTCTTGTACAGGAAAGTATGAGTTAGTTCCGAACAAATTATCAATCTCACTATTAAGGCTTCCCATGTGAATCCAAATATAACCGTCGCCGACAGAGAACGGAGTTCCTTTTGGAGTTGTGCTTTCATTATATGCTGGCGGAACTATAGAAAGCGGCGAAGAAACGCTAGAATTAGCTCCATTATCTATACACTTAAACACATGTCCGCCATTTATAACGAAGAAATTTTTAGTTCTAATATCTGGATCTTTATCATCATACGGATAATATGTTTGATTAAGTTGCCAATTGACTCTTCTAGCAACAGGAATTATATCTGCAACTCTTCCGAATAGGGTTTCATCCCAAATATTTAAGAACGAATCAAACTCTGTTTCTTTTTCTGTTTGGATGGTGTCATACTGAGTTGTGCCAGAAGCCACAAAATAGAAACGATTTTTCTTTGGGGCATTAGTATCAAAAACAACATTGATTCTTAAGTTCGCCCCAGCAACAGTTTCACGACCACCATATGTGCTGTTGGCAACAGCATTTGCAACATTATACACAGATACGTTAGAAAGAGCCGTTAGGTTAGAATATGTACCAGACGCAACTACGTTAATCGACGTTACCACGTTAGAAGATACTTCGTTTATCTTTAGAACGGTTCCACCAGCAATTTGGACTACGTCTCCAGGAGCCCAATTAGTTCCGCCATTTTGTATTCCGACAGAAGTAATCACGCGTTCATTTAACGAACCAACAAGTTCGTCAATGGTAGTGCGTTTGAATTTAGAAAATATTTTGCTCATTAGTGTCCCGTTAAATGTAATTAGACAAATTCAATTTCAGTTTCTATTGAATCTGAAGAAGGTGGTTCTGTACTGGTAATAATTACTCTACCAAATTTAGAAATACCAGCTGGGTGCCATATTTCTCTTAAGATAGAAGAATATCGTGAAAATGGTAATGAAGATTGTACTTCGTAAGAAAACTCTTGATAATATCTATTGTCATGGATATATTTATTCGAATTTAAGAAGCTTCTATTTGAACGGAAGTAGCCTTCGTCTTCGCCCTGTCCTTCTGCTATGGCATAAGCAGAAACTGTTCTTGAATCGTCTTTGGTATAGTATAGAGTTAATTGTTCTCCGTTCTGATAACCTATACCCGAATTAATAATAGCCAATCTTGAAACTGTTCCCTTACCAAAACCAGCTACGCCATATACGTCTGCGTCTTCAATTAACTCAGAAGCAGGGACGTCAATTCTTCCCCAGTAAGTAACAGCGTGTAGTATTTGATTATTGATAGTTAATGAATTTGAAGCTATATCTTTAAATGCTTCATCGAGCGTTAGTTGAGTATCGCTTGTTATCGCAGAAACTTTTCTTGGGTTTGCTACAATATCAGGGAAATAGACTTCAGAACCAACGATTAATTCTTTGGTAAACTTAGTATTTGTTCCTGTTACAGTTGTTCCGGAAACAGAAACTGTTCCGGAAAGAGTTCTTGGCTCGCCAATTCTACGAAGACCGTAAATAATAGGATCGATGATAGAAACAAGGACGTTTGTTTTATAGCCATCGCCGCCGAACACCGAAGAAAGACCAGATGGACTTGCTCGCTCATCTGCGATTTTTCCGTATGTTATCTGACCGAATTTTATCGCGTTCTGTATGTCAGTGTCAATATCTGGTGGATCTGCGACAGAAGCGTTAATAGTTGATAGAGTTTTTACCGCTGCGTCAGCCCAGCCACCATAATTCGGAGCATCGATTGTCATATCAATCGTAGCAGTACCGCTGGTAGCACCGCCGTTTAATCCGACTATGGTGTAATAATCATTTAAATTGACTGTGCCAACATTTGCGACTGTTGCTGTTTTTGCAATCGAAATAGTATTCGAGTCCACAACATTAACATCAAATATTGTTTCACTGTTAATTAATGTGTTGTTTGAACAGGATCTAACAATCACAGTATCAGAACCATCATAAGAATGATTATTTGCTGTGATAAACATCGCGGTAGAATTAATCGAATATGCTAAGTCTGATAGTTGTATAGTAACATTGGCAGTGGGGTTTTGTGGCAACGCAGAAGTATCACTAGATGTTTTTACTACTACCTTATCACCGTCGCGAAGACAATGAAACTTATGATTGACTATGATATCATTCGCTGATCTAGTCCAAGAAACAGCGACATTCATAGCTTGTTCTAATCTAATACCAGTTAAAAGTTCTGTTCTGGTGTTGAGTAGCTCTCCGATTTTGAACGACGCTTCAGACACTAGATCTTCACCTGCCACAGTTCTTTCTGTCTCAGATGTGTTTCCTTTTATTATTTCGCCTTGTGTAAAGTTTCCATATACTCTGCGGAGAAATATTGTTCTATTTGCTCCTGATATAGTTTCCGAAACAAATATACCTCTAGCTCCAGAGGAAAGACCATCAACATATTCGCCAAGATCAAATAAATCTACATCACCTGTTACTGAAATCTCTGCGCTGGTTCTTTCTAAACTTATCTGCGGCATGTATTCTGGATACAAAGTTTCGCTGAAGCCAGCCAGAGAAAGCGTAGAAGTATTACTAAAACCAAACCCGCTGTTTCTTATATCAAAAGTAACGAAGCCTGCTCGTTGTCTAACATCGACAGCAACTGCCTTTGCGTTTGTACCGTTCTGAAATCCATCAACATCAAAAGTATCGCCTACCTTAAAATTAATGCCGCCATCAATGATAATAATATCAGAAAGAGAACCTAATATCAAAGGGCTTTGAGATACTTTTAGATTGTTATCGTCAAGAACAGTACTATTAATAATTTCTTCGCCAGCCTGAAACTCGCCACTCACGTTAGAAATATACAAAATATCAAAACGACTATTTTCTTTTAGGAACACTTGATAGTCGTTTACTATACCAGTCGCTCCAGAAAGGCGACCTCGTATGGGCTTGTTAACATACAGAGGAAGATATGGGCTGAATTGCATTTCTAGATATCTTGGTACGACGAAATCACCATCAGATGGTTTTAATACGTCATCGCCAGGAACATAAACATTAATATCTTCGTTGAATAGAAGGCGGAATAATAATTCTAGTCCGCGAGGAGAACCCTTAGATGAATATATTTCTTTGATGTGTTTTTGTAGAGTTCTTCTATCGCCAGCGTATTCGCGCGGCACACCTTGCAGATATTTGTATTGAAAGTTCTCTATGAATTTATCTAGAGTTGTATCAATATCTCTATAAGAGGGTAGCTTTCTAGTTTCGTAACCAATTTGATTTGTAGTGCCTGTCTCTTCTAGCCAATCAAAATATGCCTTTACGAAGGCGACGAACATCTCTCCTTCTTCTTTGTAAAAAGAAGGAAATTGACTTTCAACTAAGCTGGATACATATAACTCTACTTCTTTCATCTATTATGCTCTTACTGCATTTACTTGAATTGAAATATCTTCTTGGTCAATAATAATTACTTTATTTGTTGCTGTTTCAACATCTTGATTTTGTAATAATGCGTATATCTTAATAGAATTACCTGGATAAGAATCCACAGTCAACGAAGTTATGTTTACGATACCTACAGTGTAATCTACTGTACCAACATTAACATCATCAAGCTCATCTGTTTTTAACAACAGGGTTCCATTTCCATCGTCTTCTATACTAGCGTTAAATCCTCTATACAAAAATTGGCTAGAAGTAATTACTGGTGTTTCATTTACATATGCTCTTCCAATGTAATCCGTCAATAAAGCATTTTCGAAGTTCCAGGTAGTGGTAAACGGAACTGCTGGTTGAGGAGTAATTCGTTTTGATAGTCGCAAATTAGTTTCGTTACTTACAATAGAAGCGTCAGAAAGATCGATAGCATTTGTTAGTTTTGAGAACCTTAAATCTGAGCCAAAGTCTGCAAGATTTAAATCAGTATAATCATGTATTGCTTGGTTAACAATAGTTCTAAGCTCGTTTGCTGTTTTATTGGTCTTTGTATTGTTATATTTAACTACAGATTGAACGTCAACGAAGATAAAGTCAGGATCAACGACCAGAGGATCGATAGAAAGAGTAGTTCTATTTCTTGCGAATTCTTGAATTGCTAATTTTAACGGATCTGATAGAATTACTCCATCAAATGGAACTGCGGATATCAACACCTTACCAAATCTCGGCGGAGTAGCTTCTTCGCCGCCATATGCGATAACAGTTCTAAGCGATGGGAAGTTTGTTTTAATCAGCGACACGAAGTCACCAGAAGTAATAGCTCTTTCTTGAGTCTGAAAATATTTCGTAGAATTGAAACGAATAGATTCGGTTGTTTCTTGATACGAACCACCGTCAGTTTTGTCGGTATTGTTAATTAAAGAAAGTGATACAGAATAACCTTCTACCGAATCAACCGAAGCGAATCTATTGATGCCGTTTGCATCTTCGCCGACAGTCTTTCTATATTGAAGATATACTATATTTCCTGGAGTCAGTGATTTACCGACTACGTTATTACCAAACACGATTTCATATTTGTAGTCTTGCGCACCTTGGACAAAATAGATGGTATCTGTCGCAGAAAGTCCAAATAAACTATCAGCTCTAGACCACGTCGTGCTATTGGTAGAAATAGCAGAATCTCTCACTAGAACAGTAATAGAATCAGTGTCAGCATCTTCAGAAGAAGCGATAATTCTGCTATTATAGTTGAATGCTTCTGTAAGAACAATACCTTCAAAGAATTGCACTTGTGCCGAATAACCGCTTGCTCTAGAAAGAATAATTGGTTCTTCTGTGACAAAATAATAAGAGGTATTATTGTTTATGTCCTTACCAGATATCTTAAAATATTTTGGGATCGTTACCGAATCCGGAGGAGTAAATATTTCTGTAGCAGCAGGAACATTTACGGTAACATCTAGTGTTATTCTTGCACTGGTTCTGGATCTTGGCACGTAGTTAAGTTCTTTAGCATGAGAAACAACAGACTCACGTAATTGCGCGGTGTCTAAGAACATTTCACTTCCGACCATGTTTAGATACAACGCATTGTGGTATGTGTTGTAAGCCAATATGTCTAATAAGACCGAGAGGTTAGAACCCTCGTAATCGTAGTCTTTGAACTGGTCTTGTTGTCTCAGATATTGCTTCAGGCTTTCTTTATAAGCCGAAAGGTCTAACTGAGTAGTGTTCAAAAATCCATTGGCTGCCATTATCGGATCCTATTTAAGAAAAATTCAACAGCTGCTTGCTGTTCTGAATATATTAGTGAGAAAGTAATTTGCACATAATATGCTTGTCTATCGTAATCTGGTTTGATAACGATTTCTCTAATTACCGCTCTTGGTTCATAATTATTTAGAGTATTTTCAATTGCGTTTCTTAGAGTAATCGTAGTTGCTGCATCAATTGGCTCAAACAACAAAGCGCGAATATTGCCACCTATGTTTGGGTCTAATAATCGTTCATATTTATCCGTTAAGATTAAACTTCTTACAGAACGTTTTACTGCGTCAAATTCAGAAATTCTTAGTAAGTCGCTCTGTATTGGATTTCTAGCAAACGATGTGCTAAAGTCGCTATATTTTGGTTGTTTTTTCTCTGCCATTTTACTTCTCTATTTATACTTGCGTTGGACGGAAAACTTTTAATAACGAACCATTATTATTTACAGGATCATATCCTTTGCTCCAAGAAACAGAAATTGTTCCTGAATTCGGTTCATTTTGAAGCGATTGACAGCCACCGAGGAAAGACATCTTTCCATCGGGGAATACCTGATACACGAAATTAGCATGACCATAATCCCACAAACATATATCTCCCACGCGAGCTTCAGAAAGAGGAACTTCAACTGCGCCATAATCTGAAGCTCTATTCATAATATCATATGCGTCTAATGTAGTTGTATATCTGTATCCAGATCTTTTTAGAACCCAGTTTACAAGAGCCATCGACCAAGGTGTTTGGTCAGAATTAAATGGAGCTATGTTAGTATCATAGCCCATATCAGCAAAGATTCCTATAATGTTTCTATTACTCTGGAAGCCCTGTGTCCCAGTTTCTTTCCAAGCACCATCAAGACCTTCTGATACTAATGTTTGGAACGCAACTCCGAGCGGTATGACAGCTTCTTTTGGAGCTATTGATTCAAGGGGATCTAAAGAAAGATTTCTTAGAGTTCCAGGAAAAGTAGATTTAATGTTTCCAGTGAGAACGTTTTCTATTTTCATCTTATATGAATCTGGATTGGCAACATACGCTGCCATCTGTGTTGCGTATGATTCGACAGTTTTAGTCGGCAACGTTGATGGCGCTTCAGGAGTTTGTGAAGATAAGACCAATCCATTATCTGGAGCTGGAGCGCCAGATAATCCAGAATTTGGTGGAATGGTTTCTGGCTGTTGTAAATCACTAGTTGGAACACTTGGGACTGAGTTAGTTTGTTCAGCCACAGACTTATCAAATGTAGCAGAAGCACTGGACGATATTTGCGGGGTATCATCCTGTTGTGCATTAACACCACCCGACGAAGTGGATTTAGATCCGCTGGTTGGTCCTTTTGATGGAGCTTTCCAAAGCGCAACATTTACACCATTTATAAAAATATTTGGCGAGTAAAATACATCAGAACTTGTAGGATATGAACCTGGATTTTTTACTGGCATAATTTAACCCTTTCTTCCATTTTTATAATCTTTGAATTTGTTAGGAACATGTGCGTTTTTGTGATTCATAAAGGTAGCGACAGGCGTCGATGATTTCGCGCCATTCGGATTCTTAGCACCGAACCCGCCGATTGCTATATGATTCCAGCCAACAGCACCTTTGCTAGTGTATTCTAGCAGATGTTGTCTTGCTCGATTACCAACAATTTCGTGAATTTTTAATGCTTGATCGTATGCCGACATTCCGACTGGACCAAGGTCGATTGCACATCCAGTAATATGATCGCTTTTCGGGTTTCCCTTACCAGTTGCAGAATTTGGATCGCGCAAACCATCATTGATATTAAATCTTAATCCTGCATCTCTTAGCGGATCTAATATTACTTGAGCTAAAATAGTTAGATTATTTACAACATCTGCTGCGCTAATACCACGACTTCCTCTAATAGGAATACCTTTGGTTAGATCTTTTAATTTATAATATTTAGAGATCTTGACATTTAAATCACCATTCCATTCTATCTTGGTCGGCTTCACATCAGTAGAACCACCAGCTGTTGGTGTAGTACCACCTGTATCAGTAGTGTATGGCGTTTCGTCGCTTCCTTCGCCAGATCCGTCTAATACACCGCGACTGTTCTGGGTATAACCTTCGCCATCTGCCAATGTTTCAGCAGAAGACGCAGAAACACTTAATTCATTTACTGGTGTTGGCGCGCCGATACCAGCAGTTCCTTCGTTCATTCTAATTTCTGAACCTTCTAAGAATAATTTACTTGTGATTATCTTAGCTTCACCCTGAGAGGTTAGATTAAACTTACCGCCGACTTTCCAATTTACGTCGCCGACTGTTGATATGTTTGTCGCCTTATTTGACAACAAGTTAATATCACCTGTTGCTGAAATGTTACAATTACCACGGATATAGAAATTACCATCACCATATGTTATCTGATTCATAGAGCCATTGGAACGCATAACAATTCTACCATCTGGATGTATTTCTATAAATGATCCAGTTTTATGGAAAATGTGAATTCGCTCAGAACCTTCCGTATCGTCAAATTCTAATACGTGACCGCCAGCAGTTTCCATAACATGATTCTTGGGATATTCTGTAGCATACTTTGACGAAGGCTCATTCCAAGTTAATCCAGAAGCAGTTAGAATTCCTGCAGCAGCAGTTCTCTTTGTGTAGGTAATCGCGTCTTCATCTGTTTGGCGACTAGGAGTTTTATAGTTTGGCTGGGTAACTGATGTTATCTCTCCAGTCACAGGATCAGTTTCAACTACAGATTCTGACGCGTCTACTGTTCCCTTTAATTTGTTCAAATATTCTTTGAAATATTTTACTCGTTCAGCCTGACCGTTTGAAGGTACTTTTCCGTTTACGATACCACCAGTTGCTATAATGTATGCGTCAGTTTCATTCGGCGGAGAAGGTTTATTGTATCTAGAACTCCTGCTTACATTTGTTTTCCACCACCAAGCAGAAGACAAAGCGGCAGACTCAATTGATTTTGCCAAGTCATCTGGAGATCGTACGCAGTTAATACCACATGCTCTTTCTACTGCAGCATAATTACTCTTTCCAGTAATTTGCAAATATCCTCTTCCTCTATATTTGTAACCATCTCCACTAGCTTCATTACCATTACCAAGTTCTTCTCTTGCATAAACCCTACTTCCTAGTCTAGGTGGATTCTTAATATAAGGAGCAGTATCAACGCCTTTGAAATATTTGCCAAAAGTTTTTCTAATTGCAGAATCAGTACTGTACGACAAATTCTCTTCTAGTTTTCTAAAGTTTCCAGTTTCATGTTTGCAGTTAGCCAAGAACGCAGCGAGTTCTGGAATTGTTGTGATTCCTTGTTTCTTTGCTGCTTCTATCAATGCTGTTTCGTGTTCGTTGAAATCGGCGGTGCTAGGAGTATTTGTAGCAGGGGCAACTTGTTGTGATGGAGCTTCGGTATTCTCCGATGGTGCTGGCGGTTCATAATAAGATGGCTGAGCTTCTACGCCAGTAGGAATTCCAAGTTCTCCGCGCGCGAGCGGTGAGTTAGTACCATATGTTATCTGGCCAGATCTAGGGAATATTCCATCAGGGTCACTGAATCCTCGCGCGGTATCTGCTGGTTGTGTTGGTATACCAGTAATAGAACCCAATACAACTGGCTGTTGTGCTGTTCTTCCGTCGATAAAGAATCCAACAACCCAGTCGCCCTGATTTAACATAGGAGCAGACATATTTGCAGTTGAACTCACCATTGGCGCCCAAGGTAAACTCTCAGTCGGAACTTCTGATTTGTTGTCAGAATGAAATCCAATGCATCTTACTCGGACGCGATTAATTTTGAGAGGATCTTCGATATCCTCTATCACGCCCATAAACCATATAAATTGACCAAATGGAGTATTTTCTAGATTATCTCTCACTTATCCTCTACCTTTAGCAATTGTTATGTTGTTAGTATTTAAGAAGTCATCAAATCCAGCAGCACCGCCAGATTGAAGTTCGTATCTATATTCTTTTCGTTGTACTGGAGAATCGCTGTTTGTGCTGCCAGACACAGGTATTTCAAACGCATCTTTATACAAATCTATGATGGTGTCAAAGATAACTCCGACACCAATATCATGTCTTACGCCAGCCACGAGGTAGCGACCGTGCATTTTGTTATCAAATTGTTTGAATTCTTCCTCTACCAAGAATTTGGCAGGAACTTCCATATCGATTATATCTCCAGGAACTATCTCATGATTCCCATATACTTTAATTGTTACCTTATTTTCACGAAGCATTGCTAGTTGAGCTTTTGCTACTGGCTCTTTTTTATTTCTAAATTCAGTTCTTTCGTAAGAAGCGTCGTCGCATATAATTTTGGTATTTGCAGATGTATCAATTGAAGCCTGTGTTGTTGTAGTTTCTTTTAGCTGCGCTTTTAATCCAGAAATATCGTGCGGAGAATATTTACCCATTAGCGATACTTTGTCTTTATCTGTTTCGTAATCAAATCTGTTTGATGCTACTGTTCTATCGATGAAGTTAAATGAAACAATTTCGTTGTCTATAATACCCTGCGAAATCATATTATTGCGAGAACCAGCTGCTGGTTGAGTATAATGCAAGATTCTATAATAGTCATCCTCATCATCAGATGGAGTAGAGGTTGCGAATTGTTTATATTTGAACACTCGCGCGGTATTTACCAATTCTCTAGCAGATTTAAAATTATATTTTGAAACGGTTTCAAACGCAAAAAATAAGTTATCCTCATACGAAGAGTTAGCAGAAATAGAACGATCGCTAAGATTCTGAAGAACGACAAATGGTTTTGCTTTAGTGAATACAAACTTTACATCACCAGAAGTTTCTTCCGCGTCAATATCAGCTTCATTGACTGATAGATATGTCTTTAGAACATCTTTAGCGGTGTCAGAACTTTTTCCGCTTCCAGTAACTGAAATGAATATATTTTTATTTAAGTATCCTGGCTTAGTAAGAGCCGCAATGGTCATTACTCTGTGTTTGGTATTTTGAGTCTGCTGCGACGAAGAGAATTCGCTTATGTAAAACTTCTTGATTATTTTGAATGTATCTTCTTCGTTTCTGTACAAAGTTATTTCTAACTCATCTCCCATAGAGATGAATCCCTTATCATATAACCCAAGACCGTCAGAAAATATTCCCTTAAAGAACATAGACTTCATAGACAACGCTTGGGAAATAGAGAATGCAGTAAAGAATTGTGAAACACCATATTGTAGTATTTCACCATCTTTAGCATTCTTTCTCGTTAGACGAATATCAAACGAGTGTTGGTTTATCTTTCCTACGTTGATTATCGGTAGTGACATATTAGCTCAATTTCTTTTTCAATTCAATCGCAATGTTCGGAGCAAAAGAAGCTTCGACTAATTTAATTCTACGACGATTTTCATTTAACTCAAACTCTTTATCATAGTTAGTAATACCGACAAAGTTTCCTTTGGTAGTATTATCATATGCATACGTGTAAGTGGTCGGTGTAATATTAAAATCTACTAGCTTACCATTTTGTAATAAGCGATACTCGTAAAATGCAGATTTAGCAGCCTGAATAGAACCATATTTCTTAACGATAAACTGGTCAAATTCTTCTTGAGTCATTGGCCATTCAAAATACGGATCTATTATAGTATTTGACAAAATAACCAGCCAAGCATAGTCGACGGAGCCATAGTAGTTGAACGCCACTGTGGTCGGTCTGTCTCCTTCTTTTAGAACATAGTCATAAAATGCAGTAGATAGCTGAAACAATTCTTTTACGAAGTCTGTCTTCAGCATGATATTACGCATAGGAACACCATCATACGTTATTCTAGGAAAATTACTGAAATATTTACTTGACATATATTACCTTATGCTGATGTATTTGCGGCAGGAGGAATAGTTAAAACAGTACCTCTATCTCTGCTTGCTGAATCTAGAGATTGAACTGCGTCGTTTGCACCTCGTTGATTAGTTATCGGAGTCATGGAAGAACCAGAAATATCGATGAGAGTTTTGTTCATAGGGAATATTTCTTTGAAAGTAAACGACATCTTTACAAATTGTGGTGCTCCTGTGTCTTTGAAAAACGCCATGCCGCCAGAAGCTCCATAACTTACCTGAAAATCTGTAATTACACCTCGTGACATCGAAAACAGATAATCGGTTCCGCCAAAACTGATTTCCCACTCATATGGAAAATCAAGGAAGTTCTTATCTTCTCTAGGAAGCGAAAGATATCTAATCTGATTGATTATCTCTTTTAACACGTCACTTTCTTGTTTACTTGCAGGAGCAAAATTGAAAGAAAACTGAAATTGTCGTTGATCTACGTTCTTGAATAATAGGGTTGAGTATGGATTTGGAACATCGCCCATACCAGAATTTACAAGCGCACCGACCTCGTCGCTAATACCACCAATGGCAGAACGCAAAGCATAATTACCCCCAGCCATAAGTTCGGTTTTCATGGAAGAAATGCCTGCTCCGAAACCACCAGAACTAAATGCGTCTCCAATTGCAGCTCCAGCTCTAAACCCTGCAGCTACCATTCCGAGATCGATAGAATTGTAGTTTAAGTTAAGCTGATCTTGGATCTGTTCTGGAAGAGGTAACATAATAGTTTTCCCAGAAGTCGAGCCTGCTTTAACTACGGGTATAGATTTGCTACCAGAACTAATTGTAATATCAATTTTATCTGGTTCGAGACCAGCGACAGTCTGTACATATTTTATCGGGGACAAAACCATAAAGTAATCTGGCTTTCCACTCAACGGATACTCTAATGGTGCAGTTGACCCTGCGGTGATATTAGCTTTTTTGGCTTCGATCGCGCTGCTCGGATTTCTTGCTGTTGTTCTCGTTGACATATAAATACCTTGTTGATTATACTCTTTATTTAGGCGATAAAATGGCATGGAAAGGAAGATACAAGGTCAAGAACCCATCTAAATATAAGGGAGACCCGACCAAAGTTATTTATAGGTCAAGCCTAGAGCTGAAATTCATGAACTTCCTTGATACTCATTCTGATGTTCTTGAATGGAATTCAGAGGAAGTTGTAGTTCCTTATAGATGTGTAACTGACAATAAAATGCATCGATATTTCGTGGACTTTTGGTTTAGAAAAAGAACACCAGATGGTAAAATAGAAAGTATACTTGTTGAGATTAAACCACTAGCTCAGACGCGCGAACCAAAGAAACAGCAGCGAAGAACTAGAAGGTACATTAACGAAGTTATGACTTGGGGTAAGAATCAGTCGAAATGGAAAGCTGCGGAAGAGTATTGTAAGGATCGCGGCTGGAAGTTTCAAATTATTACAGAGAAGGAATTGAACAACTAATGCCAGCATACATTTACACTAAAATGGTCGAAGAAGCTTCTAAAACTGGTGTATCATTAGCACAGTTTACAAATAGGGCTAGGTCTTGGCTAACGCAAAAATATGCTCAGATTGGTAAAGAAACGGTTCGTCCTGTTCGATTTATTGAACAAGTAGACCGTAAGAAACGAAGAATTCGTATAGGAAGATTGTATATGTTTTTATACGATCCAAAGGGAAAGAAAGAACTCCCTTACTACGATAGATTTCCTTTAGTGTTTCCTGTTGATTTCGAAACTGATGGTTTCTATGGTCTAAACATGCATTACTTGCCGCCAGTTCTTCGCGCGAAACTATACGATAGTTTGCTAGAATTAAAAACAAAAAGCGAAAACGAGAACATCAGCGCTGTCGAATTAACAAGAATAAGAATAACATATACTCTACTTAAGAAAGCGGCAAGATTTAGATTTTTCAAACCATGCTTTAAGCATTATTTGTATAAACAAGTTCGTTCTCCATTCATCATTGTTCCAGAGGAAGAATGGAATATCACCATGTTTTTACCTTCTGAGCAATTTAAGAAAGCAACTAAAGAACAAGTCTGGAAAGACAGCAGGAGCAAAGTCTAATGGCTTTTAACATAAACGAGTTCAGCGCCAATATCGGCGGAACTGTACTTTCACAAGCGCATTTTTTAGTTAAGTTTGGAAAGCCAAACTGTTTACTCAAAACAAATGAAATGCAAGACCTAGAATTTCTTTGTAATTCTGCGCAACATCCACGTGTAACTGTCGCAACCGAAAGAATCCAACCTTTCGGATATGGTCGAGGATATCTAAGTCCATATGCTGCTGTTTTGGAAGATTCCACAGTTTTTGATTTTTATGTTAGAGCCAAGGACGCACTACCAGCGAGAATGTTTCATTTCTGGGTGCAACAAATTGTAGGAACCCCTACTGAATCATTCGACGTTCCTAGCGCAGGAAAGGCATTAAAAACTGGTCAAGTCGCTTATAGAAGCGACTATGTTTCTACAATAGAAATTATTAGCTTTAACTCTGCTGGAACCGAGCTAATAAAAAGCACTCTATATGAAGCATATCCTACTTCAGTTTCTGATATTCAGCATTCTTGGGTTTCTGAAGATATTCTGAGAATGCAAGTATCAGTTACATTCGCTGGGTTTAGAATGCAAACATTTAAAGCCAACGATGATACGTTTGAACAAATATCGGATCAAGAATATGGAAATCCAGATTACAGATCGCCAGCATATGCAGACGCTGTAAACAAGGCAAGAGAATCCACAGAAAAGAATAGATCTTTGGTGGATAAGCTATCAAGTAGCTCAAAGTTCGCTCAGAGCTTCTTAAATAAAAACTTACCAGAACAACTAAATACATTGACCTCTAAGACTTTTACTGATTTTGGCGGCATAATATAAATGAATGACTGAATGGAGAATACCATGGGATTACCAAAGATTAAACAACCTGTTTTTACAATGACGCTTCCTTCTACGAAGAAAGCTGTTAGATATCGCCCATTTACTGTGGCGGAAGAAAAACTGGTTCTAATTGCCAAAGAAGGCGATTTAAAAGATACAATTAATGTCTATAAACAAATTATTAACAACTGCTGTTTAGACCAGATTGATGTGGATAAGATGGCTTCATTTGATATTGAATATTTCTTTATCAATATCCGAGCGAAATCTGTATCCAATATTATTGAAGCAACAATTAAAGACCACGATGATGGAGCCACATATCCAATCACAATCGATTTAGACAAAATTAAAGTTACAGAAAGCAAGCATTCCAATAATATCAAGTTGACAGACAGCATCGGAGTTGTGCTTAGATATCCTACATTTGAAGCACTAACTACCATAGAAACTACTAGCGTCGGTCAAGAAAATAAAGTGATGAGTTTGATGGCTTCTTGTATAGAGCAGATTTACGAAGGCTCAGAAGTATACGAAGTTTCAAACTATACCAGAAGCGAATTAGAAGAATTTGTATCTTCGCTAGGTATGAAAGAACTTGGTCTTATTAAAGATTTTATCGAAGATATGCCGAAGGTATATGTTGATGTTACTTACAAGACCTCAGCAGGAAAAGAAAAGAGTATTAAATTAGAGGGGTTACAAAGTTTTTTCGTCTAATGGTAGGTTACAGCGATCTACCACAGTACTATCAATTAAACTTCTCATTGATGCAACATCATAATTATGCTATGGCTGATATAGAAAATTGGCTTCCATTTGAGCGTGATATCTATGTTAATATGCTACTCAAATATTTAGAAAAAGAAAAAGAACGACTAGCTAGGAACAAGTAATGGCAGATGATATAAAAACAAGTCTTGCTGATATAATGAAAACCATAAAAGATTGGAAAAAATCTTCTAAGGAAAAAGAAGGCGGCAAGAAGAAAGAAGACAAGAAGAAAGACGAAACAGTCGAGCTTCAGAAATCACAACTTTCTGAATTTAGCTTAATGAATGGCTCATTGTTGAAACTAGTCGATAACTCACAGCTTCAAATCATCGCCTTGGAGAATATCTCCGCAACTATCGCAGCAATAGCGACTGACATACTTCCTTCTAATTCGATGGATCTGATAGACGTGTTTCGCGAAAAAGACAATCGCGACAAAATGGAAGCTGAAAAACTACAAGAGAAACAAGCAGCAGCCGCAGCTGAAGCTGGGTTAGAAACTCCAAAAGGCGAAGGCGAAGAAGATGAAGATGAAGAAAAAGAAAAAGGTGGATTCTTTAAGAATATATTCAAGTTTCTATCAGTATTGCTGATTCCTTTCATAGCTGGATTTGTTACTGGACTAAGAAAGAAGTTTGATGAAGTGACAGTGATAATTACTGGATTAATAGCTTGGATTACAACGAGTCCATTGAAAGCATTTAAGTTAATTTCCAAAATGTTCGGATTCCTGTACGAGATGACTCTAAAAGTATTTGAAGGCATCAAATCTATTGGAACAAAAATAAGAGATGGTATATTGCGAGGTCCTAAGTTAGTGAAGTCACTATTCACTGACCTTAGCTTAATGTTCTTGAAAATAAAAGACGCCATCACCGAAAGCAAAGCGTTCAAACTAGTCGAATCTATATTCTCGAAAATAAAGAAATTCTTTACAATGGTGGGCGAAGCTCTAAAACCAGTATTAAAATACTTCGACGAAGGAAGAGCAATATTTGGCAAACTGTTTCAGTTTATGTCAAAACTCGGTGGACTGTTTAAGTTTATTGCGCCAATCCTAGGAAAACTCGCGCTCCCAATAACCATTTTATATTCTTTATACGAAGGTGTAATGGGAGCAATAGAAGGATTTAAGGAAGACGGTATAGTGGGCGCAATTAAAGGTGCCCTCGTTGGAATTATAGATGGTCTGGTTGGTTGGCTAGTTGGAATAGGTCAGTGGATTGTTTCTAATCTATTAGAGCTGTTTGGGTTTGACGAACTGGCGAAAATAGTAGAAGATTTTAACTTCAAGGATTTCCTAAATCAATTCATAGAATTCTTTTCACCAATAGCTATGCTCGCAAGTTTGTTCGACGAGAAGAGCATGATTAGAAAACAACTATCGAAGGCATTAGACGTGATCGCCAAGTTTAATATCGGCGATATGATTGATGAACTGTTCGGCTCTATTACTGGATGGTTGAAAAATATCGCAGAGAAACTATCAGATTTGATTCCAGACATATTCAAGTCTGATGATGGCAAACCGAAGAGTGGTGGAACAAAAGATGGCGGAAAACAGAACAAGCCAACCCCATCTGCATCTAAAACCGCAGAAGAAGCAGAAAATAAAGTAGCAAATCTAGCAACTGCGCTATATGATGCCGCTTCTATTAGTGGCAATAAACAAATGAAAGAAGTTGCAGACGATATCTCTGGCGAAGGAATCGCATTGATGGACAGTTGGCCAGACGCGTTCGAGAAAGCTGGCAAATTTGGATTTACTGCTCAAGAAATAGAAGAGATGGCGAAGACTGGAACCAAACCATCGAAGAAACAAGCGCAACCGAAACCAAAAAAAGAAGCACCAGCAGCTCCACCATCGCAAACAAACGCTGGCGGTCCTGTTCCACAACCAACAGCCATGGCGCCAGCCACACCTGCCGCTGGCAGTCCTGCGCTAGAACCAGCAGCTGCGCCACAAAAGGCAGCTGCTCTACAAATCGCTACTGACGCTGTAGTAGACGCGAAGAGCCAAAGCACAGTCGGACAGCAACCAGTTGTTCAAAATAACGTAAGTGCTCCGACAGTTAATAATAGTCAGAATAGCTATCAAGGATCTCTCGGTCCCGCAATTCAAGGCGATGCACTAGCAGCAATGGCATAAAAAAAGGGAGCCGAAGCTCCCTTTCTTTTTTTAACCAGCTAATTTTCGGAAGAAATCCAAATCATCATCTTCATCAGAAGCTGGAGTATCTGCTACTGGAGCAGATGGCGCTTCAGCGACTTTCGTGCGAGGAACGTACTCGGCGACTTCTTCATCAGTATCAGCAGCAGTTGCGCTAACACCGCCAGATGCACCAAGAACCATATCCAAATGTTTCTTTAATTCATCGTACGACTTGAAGTTCGACGGATCGACGATCTTCTTCAGGCTGTGCTCAGAAGCCCAGACTGATTCTAACTTAGCGTCGTCATCAAGAAGCGCAGTCTTAGGATCGAACTGCGATTGGTCGTAGTTGCGATAGCCAGCGACTTGGCGAATCTTTAGACGGAAGTTAGCACCTTCCCACAAGTCAAACGGATTGACTGCTTCGTCTCCTTCAAATTCAGGATACATCACAGCCTGAATCTTATCCCAGATCTTCTTGCCGAATTTGTACAAGAATACCTTGCCCTCGTTTTCAGGGTGGGCTGGATCTTTTACAACGTAGACGTTTGCGATGTAGGACAGGCGACGCTTTTGCTTGCGAGCTTGTTGGCGATTAGGATGTTCGTCATCCTTAGTTGAATTCCAGAGTTGC